AAATACATTAGAGTCTGTTGCTGATTCTACTAGCGTTCTTATCTCAGCAGCAGTTTGGTCAGCAGTTGCATTTGCTTCAATACCATCTAGTTTAGTATGGTCAGCGTCAGTAAACACGTTGCTATCAGTAGCAGCTTCTACTGCTGCTCTAATTTCTGCATTTGTCTGATCTGCTGTTGCACCAGCTTCTATTGCGTTTAGCTTGCTGTGGTCAGCATCAGTAAAGACGTTACTGTCACTAGCACTTTCTACAAGAGTTCTTATTTCAGCTGCTGTCTGATCTGCTGTAGCTCCTGATTCTATACCAGCTAACTTAGTAAAGTTTGCAGACGACATAGTACCGGCTACTGAGCCAGAAGATGCTTGTATTTTAGAACCTTCTATTGCAGCTGACGCATTTATGTCAGCGTTAACTAAAGTACCGTCAAGTATTTTAGCACTTGTTATAGCACCATCTTTAATATCAGATGCTATTATATTTTGATTCTGTTCTTCCTGTGCAGCAAACATAAGCTGCTCGTGGTTGGCATTGAGGTCAGCTGCCTTGACTGATGACCCTGCCGTATATGTAGCCTTTGCACTATCTACATCTGTATCACGAAAGATACGTATAGCTGCTGGGCTAGTGGGTATGTTGCCTGATGTAAAGACTACATTACCACCACCTGTAGTAGTATAGCCTGTAATGTTGTAGTGTGTGCCTGATGATTTAATAACACCATCTACATCAACTTTTACATCTGACTCTTGTATAGAAGGAAAGGTAAACTGCTTAGTCGCATTACCATCCCCAGTGTAATCTACGAATGTTGTTGCCATTTATTTGTATATGTTGAGGATGTCATTTGACTGTACCTTTTTAAGATACTTTTGACGTTTGTTCTCTTTTTGTTCAGCAATAACTTCAGCCACCTCTGGCATTTCCATTATTGATGCCCAAGCTTTACGCCTTGCTTCTTGAAATATTTGATCTATTTTACCATTGTGCCAGTAGTTACGGGCATCATATTGTGCTCGCTTACCGTCACGTATATCTTTACGCATAAGTTCTAAGGATGCAATAGCTTTTGGATCTTTTGCTAACTTGTTTAGTTCAAGTTCAATATTTTGATCTCCTATAGCTTTTTGAAATAGTGATCTAATACGTGGTGTGTCAGTTAAATTAGTGCTGTCAGGAGCATAGTATGTGGAAAGTCGCAAGTCATAACCACTGTTAAATAAGAACTGTCTACCTTCGCTTTGCTCTAGTGTCAAGGTAACAGGACTAAACATATTAAATGCTCTAGTTAAGAAGTCCCAGTTATTAATAGGCTTACCATTTAGCATATCATACTTGATAGGAAGCTGCTCACTTGTTAGAGTTTCACTAATTAGGTTTCTGTTTCTTAATGACTGATCTATACCAGACCCAATCTCACGCATGTATGGTACAAATAATTTACCCATTTCATTACGTAGACCAGCTAGTGGTACAGAGTTATTGACTAAGCCAGCTATAATTCTATCAAACTGTCCCGGTCTACCAGCAAACAAGTCAACAAATGACTGTATACCAGCAAGATAAGACTTACTTGTAATTGCCTGTGCAACTACCAATGATATTTTTTGTAACTCTCTTTCTGTCCACTCTTCACCCATAAGTAAACTCGCATCACCTACGTCAGCGATTGTAGACATAATTAAATTAAAAGGTTCAAAGGTATCATAACCTACACGTACAGCTCCAAGCTTTATAGTTCTTGGTTCATACTTAGAGTCTAACCATAGCTGTCTCTTTTGTCTGTCAACTGGCCCGTTACCTGTAAGATCTCCACGCATCCATGCCATTGATGCCATAAATACAAGAGCAGATCCCATTGCCAATCGGCCTGTTTGTAGTGCCTTTGCGTTAGCTAGTTCGACTGCATTTGTAATACCATAGCGTTCTACATTTTTTAGATTACTAGGTGTAGCAAATGCTATGTCGTTAAACTCTTTGACTAAGAAGTTAAAACCGGGTGTATGCTTTGCTGTAAGTGCAAGACCGTTGACACCAGTTCTAGCGAATAGAAAAAATGGTTTTGCCCAAGGGTTAGCACTAAAGACATCGTTAAGACCTTTTGCAAAGCCTGTAAGTTCTTGTGTTAGTGTTACTTCTTTACGTGCAAATGCAGTAGCTTCGTCTTTAATATTACCTTGTGAGTCAAATACCTGTGCGTAAAAGTCGTCTTCATATGCTTTTAGTACTTCTCGATTTATTTCTGGTAGCTTGATGCCATCAGCAGCTTGTAAGTCAAGAACATTACGCAAAGCTTTTTCACGCATTTTAGCACGCCCTATAATATATGCAAACGCATCGTCAGTTGCAGCCATAATCTTTGTAGAGTATGTAAACAAGTTATTGTTGTTCATAGACCTAGCCATGTTTGCTATTGCAAATGCTGCACGATCTCCAAAATCAGCTCTACCACTGTCTTCTGCCCATCTACGTATAAGCTCCCAGTTTTCGTCACCACGAGTAAACTCAGAGTAACGTGTCTTAATAGTTGCAATATCACCCTTCCAATATGAGTTTAGTTTTTCTCTAAACAATGTAAAGGACTCAGGTATAGCTTCTATCATAGCGTTCATAGATGCCAACCCTGCACGTACTGTAGCACTGTCACCCTTAAATGGATAACGCATAGCAGCTCCGAGTGTAGTAGCCATAGGACGCAAAAATGTTGCAATGGATGTACCAGTAATCGCTCGCAATGGTGTTTTAGGACCAGATAAAACACTATGAGTAAGTACGCCTTCTAGCTCACGTATCATCACACCTGTACGGTCTGCACCTTTTGGATCTAATTGACCACCTTTTATTATCTTTCTAGCAAAGTTATCAAAGTCATCAAGTGTATTGACATCTTTCATCATAGAAAAAGCTTCAAACAAGGCATTGAGTAGATCATCATTCTTATCATCCTTAGCTATTTTTAGCACTGACATAATAGATTCTTTTGCATCTGCTACATCAGCTTTAACTGCATCTTCTATATTCTGAGTTCTGTTTTTACCAGCACCTAATGCTCTAAATGAGTCAGACTTTACAAATCTAGCTTTCTTTGTATGGTACAATGCAGTTAGCATGGTATCTACAATCTGTTTAGCTGGGCCATCTATATCATCTAGTGACACTAAGTCTGCTATTTCTCTACCAGCTATACCAGTATCTCGTAGTTGCTTCAGTAACGAACCTACGACAAGATCAGTTACAACAACATTCTTAGATGTAAACACTTCGACACCATCTACAATATCTTTGTTTGCTTCTAGCAACTCTTTAAGATATTCGTTAGATGATAACTCTGCTGCGTTTCTACCCTGTGTTATAGATTGATGTCCGTCTACAGCTTCTTTAAATGTCTGAGCTAACTTAACTCTGTCACCTTTTGCTGCCTTGAGTTCTTTTGCAAACCTTTCACTACTCATCAAACCTTTGAGCACACGCTCTACCTGTTTGACATCTGTACCACCCTTGAGGGCTATACGTTCACGTTCTATAGGTGTAGTTACAGAACCAGTAGCTCCTTCTTCAGATCCCCACTCTTTACGTGTGCGAGATAGTTGCTGACGTGCTACATCTGGATCTACCTCTGATACATGTGCACCTTGATAAGGTTGAGATACAGGTGCATTTTTATCTGCACGAAACTGTATTTCACCTTCACGTATCTGTGCAACAGCAGCTTCTATGCTTTGTTTAGATACACTGGCATTTCTATCTTTTATCTGTTTTACAACTTTACTAGACCCTTTACCTATAGCATAGGTCATACCGTCAAAAAATAGTCCTATACCCATACCTTCTACAATATTTTTTATCTTCATTACAACAGGATGGTCTGTGTCTCTAGTAGATAATGGTGTATCAAACCAGCCATATCTATCACGTACAGCACCTAAAGCGTTCTGACCATCTGACTCCTTAGAGATAAGATCAGACACAGCTCCAATACCAGCAGCTCTAATAAAACTGTTTGCACCTAATAGCTTTGCAGCACCAGCACTTATACCACCACCTATACCAGCAGCAGCTAATGCTTTAGCAGACAGTACAGTACCAGCAGCTAATGTACCAAAATGTACAAGTCCACGTAGCTGTCTGCCCCACCATGTCTTTGTTTCGATAGGATTATCATAGTTTACAAATGGATCCCAGTCAGGTTTGTAGTAACCTTGTTCTTGAATCTCTTTTTGCATTGTGCCGTCCAATGCTTCTTTTGTTCTTTCGGCAAAGGTGGTTACAGAGGATGCAGTATCCTGTAAACCACCTGATACGATTGACTGCCCTTCTTTGACTAATGCTTTGAAGCCCCACTTTTCTGCATTACGTGGGTCATCTTGTTCAGCGACAGCTTGCTCTTCTTCGGTTCGCTCTTGTTTTGCAACCTGAGCCTTAGCTTCTTCGTCTTGTTCAATTGTATCAGCTAGTTGATTGACCTGATCGGCCATATAATCAAAAGCCGGGGAATCTATCTCAAGTTTTAAACTTGGATCTTCACTCATAATTATACCTTAGTATTAAATATTCAAGTTTAGCATTTCATTAATTGCCGCCGTTGATAGTGTGTTTGGGTGTGCAAACGGTGCTTCTTTCAACTCTGGTACAGCTTCAAATAACTTATTATTATCTTCTGTCGACAAAGTTGTTTTTTTATATGGTTCTTGCCCAATGCCAGTTATTGGGTGTTGATTCTGTATATTTATTTCTAACCGTTGTATAA